TATTCTCTTGCGAGGTAATTATGTTTCAACTAAACGGTAATCCCATATCAATCGACTCTGAACAAGTCATCGGTGGCATCCGATATCCACACCTGCGTGACCCTGCCCTGCGTGAGCAGTTAGGCGTGGTAGAGGTAGCAGACCCAGAGCAGTATGACCAAAGATTCTATTGGTCTCCTACATTGCCTAAGCTGCTTGATGACCGCTTAGAAGTCAAGGAAGACGGCACTCCGTTGTATGTCCAAGTTTACAATCCAGCAACAGAGGCTATGGAAGACACTACGGAGCAAGTAGTCACCAAAGGATTAAAGAGCCAGTGGACTGCACAGGTTAAGCAGACCGCAGGTTCTATGCTTGCCCAGACAGACTGGATGGTAGTGCGTAAGGCAGAGCGCAATGTAGACATACCCGCCACGGTGGTGGCAAAGCGTGCGGCGATTGTGGCTGAGTGCAACAGGCTGGAGACTGCGATTGCGGCTTGCGCTGTGGTTGAGGAACTGATTGTAGTACTTAACGGCCAGAACTGGGAGGCATAATGGCAACGATTGTCGAGGTCAAGGGGCAGCTCGATACGCACGAAGCGGTATGCGCCGAGCGCTACCTTGGCATTAACGCTAGGCTAAAAAGACTCGAGCAGATACTCATTGGATCTGCCGGGTTCATAATTGTTTTACTGCTAAGCCTAGTGGTTAAGTGACAACGATAGCTGCCAGCCTAGTCCACAAGGAGATAGCGGCTGACAGTATGTGCAGCGGCGAGGGTAGCTACTACTCTGTTTGCAAGTTGCGCCAATGGAAAGATGGCGTGGCCGGAGCCGCCGGCGACTGGGTTCAGATCCTAAAATTTTTTAACTCCATCGAGCACGGTGGAGATCTAGATTCAGACTGCGATGTCGAATGTATGGAGCTTAGAGCTGATGGCATTTGGGTGTACGAAAGTACCATCATCCCTGCTCACATCAAAGAACCTTTCTATGCGATTGGCACAGGATCAGCTTACGCCTTGGCGGCTATGCACCTGGGCAAGTCGCCAAAGGAAGCCGTCGAAATCGCTGCTCTGTTTGACCCCGCTACTCGTGGGCCGATAGACGTGATAACAATAGGCGGGAAAAAAAGTGCCATTAAAAAAAGTATCTGACGAGCAGATAATTGAAGCAATGAAACGGTTCGGCAGCACTAAGCTAGCAGCCGAGCACGTTGGTCTGTCCATCCGAGCTATGGCAGACAGGAAATCTAAGATCCAAATAAGGCATGGCATTTCATTGCCGGTCTATGCGGCGACACAAGATAGCCGACGCCATTCTGTTATACCTGAAAACCGCCGGCTCATAGAGCATCGAGTAGACAATGGCCATGTGTTCATAGCTAGCGACTGTCACTACTGGCCAGGCGAGGAGACGGTAGCCCACAAGGCTTTCGTCAAACTGATAACCGAGTTCAAGCCGCAGACCTTGATCCTCAATGGCGACGTGTTCGATGGCGCCAGGATCAGCCGCTTCCCTGCCTTGATGGGTACAGATCCTCCGACCCCAAAGAAGGAGATCGAAGCCTGCCAAGACCGTTTGCATGAGATTGCAAACGCATCTAAGAACGCAATTAAATTCTGGACGTATGGAAACCATGACGTGCGCCTGTTTAACTACATTGCTGCCCATGCCCCAGACCTGTCTGAGTTTAGCAACCTGTGGGATTACTTCCCTGGCTGGCACACAGGGTGGCGTGTAGATATCAATGAGTCGGTAGTCATTAAGCATCGCTGGCACAACGGTATGCACGCGACGTATAACAACACGCTCAAGTCTGGCCGCAGTATTATTACCGGGCATCTTCACAAGCTCCAGGTCTATCCGTACTCGGACTATGGTGGCAGGCGCTACGGGGTAGACACGGGCACGCTAGCCGAGCCATACGGGGATCAATTTGTATATACAGAAATGAACCCGGTCAACTGGTGCTCGGGCTTCTGCGTGTTGACATTCAAGGATGGAATGATGCTACCTCCTGAGCTGTGCGAGGTCATCAATGGCAGTGCGTACTTTAGGGGACAGAAGGTCTAGCATGGATGACTTAGTAACATCGGCAAAGGGTGCGGCGCAGAGTATCAAGAGTGCGATAGCCGCAGGCAAAGAGATTGAGTCGGTCGTTACTGACATTCAAAAGCTTGGCGTCGCTGAGATACAAGCTAAGCAACAGTTCCAAAAGAAGCAGCGCGTAGTCAAGGGTGACACAACAATCCTCACAGCCTTTGCGGAGTGGCGCAGATTGAAAGAGATCAAGGAAGCAGAGGACGACTTGTACCAGCAGCTCGTCGAGCGCTATGGCAAGGAGAAGGCAGACTATGAGTGGAAGGATATCCAGGCCATCAAGGAACGCCAGATCAAGGAAGTCAAGGATGGCCGCGATGAGATGGGTCGTGACCTAAAGAAGCTACGCGAGCTGAAGATCATGTGCTTCATAGCCTCGCTAATTATCGTAACAACCTATTACATTTTCAAAGGACACTTGTAATGCTATCTCTTATCTCTACCCTCGGCGGTCTACTAATCTCTGGCCTACCTCGCGTCTTAGATTTTTTCCAGGATAAATCAGACAAGGCGCATGAGAAGGAGCTAGCCAAGATCCAGACCGAGCGTGAGCTGGCACTGGCAGAGCGTGGCTTTATTGCCCAGCAAAAGATTGAGGAGATCAGGACTGACCAGGTGGCCATGCAGACCGAGGCACAGATGCAGAACGCCGCGCTCGACCACGACAAGAAGGTAATGGAACGTGCGTCTACTTGGGTAGTCAACTATGTTGGCACGGTACGCCCGACCGTGACGTACATCTTTGTGCTGGAACTGGTGGCCATCAACGCATGGCTGGCTTGGAATATCTTTACCATGCCTCACCTCGTGGCATCGGTTGGCGACGTGGAGAAGGTGGCCGAGCTCATCTTCTCAAGCGACGAGATGGCCATGCTTGGCGGCATCATTGGCTTCTGGTTTGGTAGCCGTGGCTGGGCCAAGAAGTGAAAGTAAGCAAGGATGCCATCGAAGGAATCAAAAAGGATGAAGGAGTACGACTTCGTCCCTATCGCTGTCCTGCTTTACTGTGGACTGTTGGCGTTGGTCATGTCATTGATCCTAATCACATAAGGGTAAAGCTAGATGAACGCAAAGGATTGGCAATCCCTACTGGGTGGGATAGAACTCTCACAATGGATGAGGTCAATGACATACTTGCAAAAGACCTCATTACGTTTGAGCGAGGCGTACTTAGACTATGTCCAGAAGGACTTACCCAAGGTCGCTTCGATGCTCTTGTGTCCTTCAGCTTCAACGTCGGACTAGGCAACCTTCAGCGCTCCACGATCCGCATGAAACATAACCGTGGTGACTTCGAGGGCGCCGCAGAATCGTTCATGCAATGGACAAAGGCCGGAGGCAAAGAGCTCCCCGGCCTTGTCAAACGGCGCAAGCATGAGCGTGCGCTATACCTGTCAGAAACCTAGTTCGTCCTTGCGCTTGGCGTAAGCCTGCGTGTGGACTAGCCGGTTCTCCATACTCATAGCCTTGAACGCTGCCTTGTTAGCCTCGCGCAGTGAGTCTAACTTGGCCAGCTTGTCTGCCGGTGATAGCTTGGTAGCCATGACCTTGGCGCACAGCTCGTCGTAGGATTCTGACCACTCCTTCTCGGTAGCAAACGCCTGCTTGTCCTTGCCTGGTATGTGCAGATCCCAGCCTGCGCTTTTGGGTTCCTCCGTAACATTCTCCGGCGCATCTAACACTTCGCTTGTTATAACCTCGGGCTCGTTTACAAATGCCGTGTCGGGTATGTCGTCCTCGTCAATCTCTGGTGACCAAGTGCCATTGAAATTTTCTGGCGCAGAAACCGGCGCAGGTAATGCGTCCAATGGGTTAGCTGGTTTGGCAGGTGTAATGTCCTTGGCCGGCTGATCTGATGGGTAGTCTTGCGCTTCCTCTGCGGTAATCAAACCCTTCAGCACGTCTGGGAACGCATCGCGCAAAGCAAACCCGCGAGCTCGCATCTGCATCATTCGCTTTGGGTAGGCTGTCCACGGGCCTTGCTTGCCCCATAGACCTGCACGCTTGGCATCCTCGACTGAGAACTTGGCCACGACTGGCTTGCGACCTTTGCGCTTTGCAATACAGATGGCAATAGGGTTAGACGTGCCTTCGTTCTCAAAGTATTCCTCAACGTCCTCGCAGACTGCGCTTGCCTGAACTAGCGCCATAGCTGCATCGCCGTACACGCTAGGCTTGCCATTTATGACTGCGATATTTTGCAAAGCTTGCATTGGCGCTAGACCAATCTCTCGACCCCATTGGCAGGCAACCATCACGTCCTCTGCCTTGCCTTGGTACTGGCGCGGCACCATGCTAGACCGAGCGAGCATCTCGCTAAACTTCATCGCCTCGTCCAAAGTGGTGGGCGCAAATCCTTGGCTGACTAAGTTGCTCATTTTTTTCCCTCTAATGTTTGATTTAATAACTCAATATATTTTTTGCAATCTTTCTGTACATACCATGCTAGTTTTCTTGCATCAATGTGGAACATAGGATCTTTTCTTATTTCCTTGCAACCTCCACGTATTTTCTTAAACCCTAGCAATGCTTCCTCTGCTGCTTGGCGTAAGTCAGTCATTTCTTAGCCTCCTTGATTGTAAGTGTTGACTGGCGCACAGAGCGAGCTTCAGTAGCCGGCACTACGCGCTCAGGTTGCGCCTTGTAGTGGCGCATGGGCCAGCGGATTTCGTATGACCCCACTCGCGCACATGGTGCCTCTTTTAATTTCTCCTTGAGGGCCTTCTCTAGCTCGTCAATTCTTTTTTCGGCTGCCTTGATTTTGTCTTTTTCAATTTGCAAATCCAAAATCAAATTTTCATCGGCGGCCGGTAGCCATAGGGGGTCTGCATCCTCGTCCGCGACCGCCCAGGTGCGGTTTGCATCGGCTGAGTCTATCGGCGGGTAATAGTCGATAGTCTTGCTATCTCGGTACACGGTAAGCCGGCGCTCGAAGTCTGAAACCGCCTGCTCGATGGCTTTCAGGGTCACTTCGTGGGGTGAGAATAGGTAGATCCTCCTCTCAA